GTCGCAAAAGACTGCATTGAAGCATGTTGGAAGTTATGTATCACTTCCAAAACCTCCCTTTGATATAAGAGATAAACTGCAATGATCACATATCTGCCAAAGCACGTGTTGTACATATCGGCTCAACATAGAACACCGTGTGTTTTTAAAGGGACACATTACCCCCGTATATAGAACCCGCTACTACGTGCAAATGAATTAGCTGGACCTTTTCAGGCCGGTAAGAGCACACGCAGTCTCAATACCATTTAACTCTGACACATCCAACGCCCTTATGGGAACACCACCCTGACTGGGTGGCGTGACATGATAGCTTTCACAGGCACGATTATTCACAGAATTCAACACACTACAATCCAAACATTTCTACCAGGGTAAAAATTAAAACCCCCGGCAAGCGGACAGGTTGGATTGTTTTAGCGCTTGCGACGACCTCGCTTAGCGCCAGCACCGCGGATGGCATTGTTAACATCCCGGCGCACCTCCTTGGTCACCGCCTTCGTCAACTTCTTTTTACCCGCTCTTAACTGGCGGGGACCAACTTGTTGTCGACGAGGTGGTGCGTAAGACCTTCCAGGGCCCATTGCTGGCGCCCTCGGTACACTACTTACTTGAGTGTCCGACGCTGGTTGATCAAACGCATCATTAACTGCACGATAGACGGCCTTACCACCGCCAATCAAACCCGCAAGTCCTTGAGCATACGGGTGTGGTATTGCACCGGCGATAGTCTGAATACCATCCACCGCAGCAGAAAACCACTCGCCAAGTCCATTCTCATCAAATGGCACGGCGACCGGAAGCGACTGCGCAATTATACTATAAGCTTCTAATGCGCGAATATCATACTCCGGTGATCTCTTTGCACTGACGATGAGATCCAGATCGTCTTGAGTTGGAAAGCGCTCAATATACACGATTTCGTTAATTGTCAACGTTGTCGTGAGACTGAGTCCAGTAAAGAACGCTCCACTCATTTCCATTTCGGTCCAAAAGACCGGCGCGACCGTCGCGATTTCAACATTGTTGACCAGGTCTTGACCATTGGCAACAAATTGAGGCATATACACAGTAGCATCCGTCTGACTGGTAATATACATCGCGGGCTGCGTGAAATTCGCACCAACTGCTGGCACATCGGGGGTATTGAACATCCCGACATTATAACAACCATCAGCAGCCTTCCACGCTTTAGTCCCGGCGAACAACTGAGCATTCGCAATGGTGGTAGGTGGGGCCGGCATATACAAAACATCTGCCGACCCGATAATCGCAGCAGTATCCCCCGTATGGAACTGCTTGATAGTCATCGTAGTTCCATCATCATTCTGCGGAACAGGTATACGATACACCGTTACCAACCCCTGACGGTTCAAGTCTGAGGTAGTATTGCAAATTTCTATTGCGCGTGCAACTACGCGCGAGCTTCCACTCAAATAAGACGTGGGTATCTGGAAACTCTGGTTTATAGTACCACTACTGGATGCATTGGCGACCGTCCCAATGTTCAGCGCCGTTCCTGAAGCTGCGGCTATGAACTGAACCCCACCTACGGTGGGTGTCGATGAACCAACTGTTTGATTCTTCTGCTCATTAATATTAGCATTAATGGTATTCAAACCGTTTATCGTCGGCAAGGTCGGGGCATTACTCAACCAAGGCATCATCACGACATTACAGTCCCAGTTTCCTGTTGTCAAACCAGTTGGTGCCGCCAACTGATAAGATTGCTTAATCGGCTGAATTACACTAGCCGAACAAGTTGTATCAGGATATCCTGTAGGGTCAATCATTGTGTCGTGAAACGGATCGAGTGCTTCCTTTAGCCACTCACCTCCGCAGCGCGTCAACCCAACGCGCTGTTCTAATATCGCCAACCGGCGGTCACTCCTTGTCACTGACTTTGAGCTCATCTTCTTTTGGTATGTTTATATCAAACTCCTTCAATAAGAAAGATTTTATATCGGCTTGTATTTGTCGCGAGTCCGATTCATAGCCACAATACAACGTAGCCAGCTCATCATCAGTCATATAGACCGCTGCGATACTCTCCCACTTCATGACTTCTTTTGTGCCTGGAATCAACATTTCCCCACAAAGCTCTCTGTCATGATACTTCCATAAATACTCAATATACGATTGTATGTCTCTCCTCAGCTGTGGGTCACACCAGCTCTCTATTCGCAACGCACAGGCGCGAAGAAAACTCCAGCGAACATCCACAGACTTACTTCCCAACATCAGCGAGTCTAATATCCGACTCCTTTCCGGTATAGGAAAGTACATATCCCTACTCCCATCGTAAAGAATAGTATGGCTCAAAAAATCAAGTTGCTCAACTGGCCTAGGCTCCCAAACATCAGACTTTGTCGTCACACCTATGCTTGTCCAAACCTCGGCTACTGCCTTGCCGTTAAACCAATCAATAACGTCCTCACTTACTGAGAATGTGTTGTCATCCCCATTCAAGAGCATTTCCACTTGCCTGTGGAAATTATCATACGATAAGCGCCTCTCTTTCAAAGCACCCAATTCAATCTCAAGATCACCATCACCGAAACCAGTCTCACCATTGAGCTCTGATTCCAATTGGTCCAAACGCATCTGATCCCCTGGGAATTTTCTCATCCAGAGGCAGATCCAAGCGTAAGCCAATAACCGGTACAAAATCATCGTATTGTCAACGATTGTATTTGCCTGCCCGGACGGGTTACCTGTATCCTTAACAATCACGTCACCTTTGGGACTGATCATTATTGAATTCACTATATCGTAATACAAATTGTGCATCGCCTGTATATTGTCGTCAGTGCGACAGTCATCGCGCAAAATGGCACATCTAAACGCGCATTGACCCCACAATGCTCTTCGGAACAGACTCGCATCGAAATCTGTCTCATCCAATGCGAACCCCCGGCGAAAACGCAACAATTTCCGGATCGCTTTATTCCACCCGCCTTTAAATTTCGTCGCTCCAACGAAACTCGATGTTTTCAACGCACTACGATAAAATTTCTCATTCATATCTAAGCATAGCTGAGCGCTAGCGATAGTGTGATGAACATTCCCAGCGGTAAAAGACCGGATTTTGTTCTCCTTAATTTTGGACAATAGGCGAAGCTCCACCTTGTCCGTGATACTCCAAAATGCTGGCATGGGTTGGTTACTTTGCAAAGCTCGCCAATACTCCTCATGCGTTCCCTCAAATTCCTCGGTATCCACATAATCACGCTTCTTCTGAAAGCGCGGATCCTGATTTATAGGAAACCCGTTGGACGAAGATTTCTCACACTCCGCCACGGCAACATCCCGATCCACCACCACCGAACCCATCATTCGCGGTCCAAAATGCTTCATCATCCAATTCCCGGACAATCCCCAAGCATACTCATCCAACACGGGCTGTTGTTTCTCATACTTACATCCACTCTTAAACGAGCTTTGCGAATTAGGCACGCAAACCGAATAAAGATTCTCCCACATTACCTTGTGTGTGGATGCCCAAAGCTTAACAGTAGGGTCTAAACGCCTCTGATCCCTGTTAGCTGGCTCCCGTCGACGAGTCCTCCCCGCAAACTGACAAATCCCCTTTGTGTAATACTCACAAAACTCCTCTGATGGCTCAGCATCAGCTCGCACACCCTGATACCGCGGACAACGTTGCCTCCAAAAGGTCGCTGCCTCGGCTACACGCTGAGCCGGAGTTTTCAGTTTAAATGAGCAACACGGGTAGGAACTGTTCCTTGACACAATTCTGCCCAATTTGCACTGACAGGTATAAACCCATTCTCTTTGTCATTCCCAGAGCCAAGCTCATGAAAACCAATGAGTTTCCCATCACTAAGTGCCCAAATGCCAGCACCACAATCTCCTTCTTCCGAAGGGCATGTATGACCCCAATGACTGGAGTAATCCTTTGTCACATTACCTTGCGACACATACACACCACCCAAGTTTTTCTGACCAAACTTTGGGTGCTTGAATGCTACTGTCAGCACACAAGCCTCACCCGGAATGGGAGGGCGCCACCCATTCGCCCTTTCTTGCACCATACCTTTCGGTAAGGGCACGGCGCACAAGTCGGTATGCACCTTACTCAACTTTGTGCGATCAATTTGGTGATACTTAGCATCATAAGCTTTCTTCACCTGGCCATTCTCCTCGACCATTCTAATCGCGTCCGGACCTCTAATATACTGGGCTTTCACGTCTACACCTCGGTGCGCAGTAAAATTAACTTTCCCGCACTCATATGTGGCGTTACATAACAATCCCTCTTCAGACGGCATCGAATACACACCATACGTTGTACTGGCGTGCGGACCGATTTTAAATTGATATCCACCATTCAACGACTCATATTTCTTTTCCTCGAGAGGTATAGCAAGATCC